CACCTAAATAATAATCGTATAACAAATTAATGATGAACAAAGATCAAGTATGCAGCGAGTGTAAGCTATTTACCAATGAAGATTCATTCGGTGATGGCTGGTGTGAATTTCATCAAAAGGAAACATTCTGTGAGAACGAAGCCTGTGATGATGGAATAGAGATAAGCGGGGATTCTTCCCTAGATAAGGACGACAATGATAACCCTTTAAAATGATACGGCCAAAGCATTACAATTATCACAACCGGTCCCGACCCGCCATGCGAGAAAGGACTATATTAATCACTTCCGTCAGGAGAAGCCACTTGAAGGAATATTCTTCACTGACTTCATCCGGGAAGTACTTGAAAAGAGATCCAGGCGCAAGTCTGAACATTATGCCGCAGTCTACGATGCTATAATCAAACACATCGAAGGCTTTTCTGAAGAATTTGATTGTGACATATTCACCAATTCGGTAACAGCAGAATTCTTAGACGATTTCATTATCTACTTAGAGGACCAAGGTCTGCGGCATAACACGATAGTCGGATATATCGAGAAGATTCAGTCCCTTGTTCGACGAGCATCGCAATATAACTATGCAGTAGATGTTACCTATGATGAAATTGATTTGAAATGTGAGCCTACAAATGCGGTATTCCTTTCAATGAATGAGATTACTAGGATATATTACTATAAGTTTGAAAGGCAGGATAAGCGGAAAGCAAAGGAAAGAATCAGGGATATGTTTATACTCGGTTGCCTTACTGCCTTGCGTTACTCTGACTATTCGAGACTGACAAGCCAGAACCTGATAAACGGTTATATAGTGATCCGGACAAAGAAAACGAATGTAGATGTCAAGGTCCCGGCGCATGATTATGTGAAGGAAATCTATGCCAAGTATGGTGGTTTCATCCCAAGAGGGTTGTGTATTCAATACGTCAACAAGTATCTGAAAGTTATAATGAAGGAAATCGGTTTGAATGATCTGGTGACTTACTCTTATACTAAAGGTGGTAGACTTATTACTGTTACCCGTGAAAAGTGGGAGCTTATCAGTAGCCACACAGCCCGAAGAAGTGCAGCGACAAATATGTATCTCACCGGCCGGATGAAAACGCTAGAGATAATGAATCTTACGGGACATCGGACGGAGCAGAACTTCTTCCGGTACATCCGGTTAACAGGTGATGATACAGCCCGGTCCATTTCGGGAGATATGTTTTTTAGAAAATGATTTAATAAGATGAGGCTATAAAATACTAATAATGGAATATAAAAAACGCATTTCTATTCGGTTGGATGAACGTAGTGTGATGCTTTTGAATGAACTTTCAAAAATAACACATACTAGTACATCGATTATCATTCGAGGAATGGTAAACCGTAGTCTTGAAGAATTGATTGATGAATCTGGAAACTGGAAGATACAGAATGAGAGAACCGAGAAGGGGAAAGGTTAACATTAAAGTTATGACCATGATTGCACACAATTATGATCGCTTGAGAGCTATGTGTGTCAGTCATGGTCAAGGACTATACTGCTCTAAAAGTAAAGAAGATCTTTTTCAAGATACAGTAGTTTTTGTCTCACAAGATGAAAAGGCTTCTAGTCTATCAACCGATAAGGAGTTGATAGATTATTTCTGTTATCGCTTCCGAATGATAGAATATCAGGCCATCAACGATAATAAACTTTTAAAAGAAATACCTTATGCCGACTATTTACAAGCCTCAAAAACAACAGAAGAAGAGTGATAACTATTACGACATTGAACGTCGGAAAATATATAACTCCGATCGCTGGCGTCGGTTACGTGCCTGGAAATTTGCGTGTAATCCACTCTGTGAAACTTGTTTGAAAGAAAACAAAACAACTCTAGCCGAAGACATCCATCATATAACTTCATTTATGAGTACGGATGATCCGGTGCAACGTGTTTTTTTAGCTTATGACTATGACAATCTTATGAGTCTGTGCAAAAAATGTCATCAAGCAGTGCACAATAAAAAAGGGAGTAGAACATAGCTACTCCCCCAAATGCCTTTGCACGGTCCACAAGCAAAGGCGGTGTCAGATAACAGTTGTATTAACCAACTGAAAGTGAACCGATTTTATTTCCAATATCTTTTAAGGCACGATTAAATATTTCAAGTTCTTTCTCATTAAGTGTATACACATGCCCTCTAACCTTATATCCGTTAATGCGTTGATACAGCCAAGCACGACTCTTGCCAAAGTAGTTCTTGGCGATGTATGACACAGGGATTAAATCTATAATTTCATTCATCTGTTCCCGTATAGTGAGACGATTACTAATACTCTCAACGTTGTTAGCTATTGTGGCAAGAGTTTTATCCAGATGTTTTCTAATAGCTTCTTTCTCTTCTGGCTTGGTATACAAAGCCTTCATCTCATACAAGTGTGCATCAAGTTCATCTCCATGCAAACTATCCATTTTCAACAAATCTTCTTCCAATGTTCTCATATCGTTGTTAGAGTTATGCCCCTCCGAAGAGGGGCGATTACTACTTCTTTAATTTCTCTTTCCTTTCAAGGAGTTCTGATATCCTTTCGAGTATTGCATCAGTACGGGCTTCATCATCTTCTTTTTCTATTTCCAATATAAGCACCTTACGTTTCCACTCTCTTAGATTCTGTTTCTCCTTTTCAATTTCGAACTCAATTCGCTCAAGTTCATTCAGTTCTTTCATGACTTTGTTTTAAAGGGTTAATACTTTGTTTATCTGACACTACAAAGATACATAATCATTTGTATATGTGCAAATGTTTAGGGCAATATCTGTGCATGAATTGAATAAATAGGGATTTCCCTATGAATTCAATGTGGTATTCTTAAAATTAAGTTAAAATTAACATTAAATGCGCTATGGAGGGGGTATGGGGTCAAATTTTGAGAAAATGGAGCTCGGAAACCTCGCCCTACCCTGATTCACACACACGGAACTTTTTGAAAAACGCCAAACTGTTTCGTTTTGTTAAATATCTCGTTTCTGTCTGACAATCGTATGGTTTTATAATAAAACGAGTCAAAATCATGGAAAAAAAGAAGAAAATCAGCTTTAAATTACCCGAAACAATCAAGCATAAAGAAGCCCGAAAGATTATATCTGACCTTGTGAAGCAATTGAATGATAGAGGTCAGCTGGAAATAGCCGATATTCCCCAGCTGCACCGGATGGCCACAGCTTATGATGCTTATCTGGAATGCGTTGAAGTCTTGGCGCAGGATGGAATGACGATGAAGAATCTAAAAGGCGAATGGGTGAAACGTCCGGAGGCGAATCTACTCAAAGAGAATTGGAGTCAATATCTAGAACTGGCAAAAGAATATGGGTTGACTGCTAAAAGTAAAGGGCAAATCAAAGCTATGAATGCGGGAGATAATGAAGAATCTCCACTTGAGGCGTATTTGAAGGGTAAGAAAGAAACTCGTTAATGCAAACAAAGGCTTACTATAAATACGCTCAAGACGTTATAGACGAGAAAGTCGTATCCGGTAAGTTTATTCAGCTTGCTGCTGAACGTTTTTTCTCCATGATGGAGGATGATCGATACGAATTCAAAGAGGAAAAAGCAGATGAAGTTATAGAATTCTTTTCCATTCTTCGACATTTCACCGGACGTCATGCCGGAAAGCCGTTCATCTTACAACCATGGCAACAATTTGTAATAGCGGCTATCTATGGGTTCTATATCAAAGAGGCAGATGAACGACTTGTGAAGTATGTCTACATAGAGATTGCACGAAAGAATGGGAAAACAGCTTTTGCAGCCGGATTATCATTGTATCATCTAATCGCTGACGGAGAAATGGATGCAGAAGTGGATCTGGCAGCTAACTCTAAAGAACAGGCTAAAATCGCATTCAAGTTCTGCTCTCAATTCGCAAAAGGGATTGATCCGAAAGGAAAAGATCTTGTTTCCTATCGTGATAAGGTCAAATTTGAAAAGATGTTATCTCTTTTACAGGTCTTTGCCGCAGATGATTCAAAGTTAGACGGTTTTAATGCTTCGATGTATTTGATTGATGAGTATCACGCTGCAAAGAATACAGGTCTAAAAGACGTACTCCAGTCCTCACAGGGTATGCGTGATAATCCGATGGCGGTTATTATCACTACGGCCGGATTCGATAAGCTAGGACCGTGTTACCAGTACCGGGAAATGTGCACGGAGGTGCTGTCTGGACTAAAAGAAAACGACGCACTGTTTGCCGGAATCTTTTCTCCTGATGAGGGGGACGATTGGAAAGATCCGCAAACGTGGCAGAAGAGTAACCCTAATCTGGGAGTTACAGTCAAACCGCAATATCTACAGACACAAGTCCAATCAGCAGTTAATGCTCCATCGGAAGAAGTCGGCATTAAAACAAAGAATTTCAATATCTGGTGTGACTCGGAAACCGTATGGATACCGGATCATTATATTTTGCAGGCTTCCGCTAATCTTGACTTTGAACAGTTCCGGGATATGGATTGCTATGCCGGTATTGACTTGTCAAGTACCAGCGACCTTACCTGTGTTAATTTTATGTTTCCCACATCGGATAAGTACTATTTCAAAACACTCTATTACCTGCCGGAAGCCGCCTTACAGGAAAAGCGGTTTAAAGATTTATATGGAGAATGGCGAAGACAAGGACATATAACCATCACACCCGGTAATGTGACCGATTACGATTATATTCTGAATGACATAATGAGTATCCGGGAAATAGTATTCATTCAAAAAATCGCTTACGACTCCTGGAACTCCACTCAATTTGTCATTAACGCAGAGGAAAAAGGGCTATCGATGGAGCCATATGGTCAGAATCTCGGAAATTTCAACCGCCCGACAAAGGAGATGGAACGTTTGATTCTCTCCGGTAAAGCCGTTATCGACAATAATGTAATTAATCGGCATTGCTTCCGTAACGTGGTCATGGCCCGAGATCGGAACGGCAACACAAAACCGTCCAAGCAGTTTGAAGAGAAAAAAATAGATGGTGTGATCGCCAAACTGGAAGCACTTGGAATATATCTAGTTTCTCCTCGTTATGGAGAATTTTATTGATTTGTCTGACAACTTTTTGGTTAGTAGAAAAAGCATATATATGAAATTTTTAGGATTTGAAATACGAAAAGCGAGTAAACAGGAAACATCACAGGTTACAGCCTGGAGTTTTAATGGCTCCCGTCCTATGTTTACCAGCAGAAGTAAACCTATGCTGTTGTCTACTGTATACCGCTGCGTGGATCTCATTTCGGACAGTGTGGCCGTGCTTCCGCTGAAAACCTATCATTTAGATGCAGATGGATTTAAGGCCGAGGCTAAATCGCATCCGGCATATTACATGCTCAATATGGAGCCTAATGAAGATATGACTCGGTATGTTTTCTTTAAAACACTCATGGCGTCCGTTTTGCTTACAGGTAATGGCTATGCATATATTGAGCGGGATAGTAGGATGAATGCCACACAGCTCATTTATCTACCATCTAGTCAGGTAACGATTACCTGGATTACTGACCGATCAGGAATTATGCGTAAAAGATACCAAGTTGTTGGATTCAGGGAACCTGTAGAACCCCGTGATATGATCCACGTACTTAATTTCTCTTATGATGGTATTATTGGGGTGTCTACGCTGGAGCATGCCCGCCAATCCCTAGGGATTGCAACTAGTACAGAGGAACATGCAGAAGGTTTTTTTAAAAGTGGAGCTAGTGTTGCAGGTATACTGACAGTTGAAGGGGCCCGATTGGATGAGAAGAAAAAGGATCAAATATATCAAACGTGGGAAGAACGTACGAATCCTATAACTGGGCACCCGAATGGTATTGCTGTGCTGGAGGGGAATATGAAGTACCAACCCATTTCTATAAGCCCCAAAGATAGTCAGTTCATTGAAAGCAGACAGTTTAATGTTGTGGATCTCTGCCGATTCTTCTCTGTATCTCCAGTCAAAGCTTTCGATCTGTCTAAATCCAGTTATTCTACAGTAGAAGCTACTCAACTTCAATATTTAACAGACACAGCTCTCGCAGTCATTACGAAAATAGAATTAGAAATTAACCGCAAAGTCTTTCTGCCATCTGAACGAGGAAGATTTATAGCAGAATTCGACACTTCCGCTATTCTAAGAACTGATAAGAGCGCACAGGCGGCATTCTGGAAAGATTTGGCCACCGTAGGAGCAGCCACACCCAACGAGGTTCGAAGAGAAAATAATATGCCTAGAATTGAGAATGGAGACAAAGCTTTTGTACAGGTGAATGTGCAGACGCTGGACAATGCGGTTAAAGAAAAAGTCGCTGAACCGCAAAATAATCCAGATTTGTCAGACAACTTTTTGGTTAGTAAGTAAAAGCACTGTTATGGACGAAAAAAGAGAAATAAGAAATACTGCATTCCAGGTGCAACTAACTGGAGATACGGAAGAAAAGAGAACTGTAGAGGGTTATGCTTTATTATTCAATACACCATCCGACGGACTTCCATTCGAAGAAGTTATAGAGCGTGGAGCTCTGGACGGAGTTATTGAAAAAAGCGATGTATTTGCGTTGTTGAATCACGATCAGGCTCGTGGTATTCTTGCAAGATGTAAAGAAGGAACAGGATCATTATTGCTATCCGTGGATGATAAAGGATTAAAATACCGATTCGAGGCACCGAAAACGGCACTCGGAGAAGAGTTGCTGGAAAACCTCCGCCGCGGAGAGATAGATCAGAGCTCTTTCTGTTTCGATGTTGAAAAAGATACTTGGGAAAAGAAGAGTGACGGAACCTGGAAACGCACAGTACACAAAATAGGCAATTTATATGACGCCTCTCCCGTGTATAATGCGGCATACAGCAAAACGTCCGTGTGTTTGCGAGGAAAAGAACAAGCTGAAGAAGAACTTCGTAAGCACGAACAGGCAATACCAGAAGAGTATTACCAAAGCATAGAGAAATCATTAAATTTATAAATTTATGGCAAAAGAAAAAAGTATTACAGAGTTAAAGGACGAAAGAAATCAGCTGATTGCTCGTTCTAAAGAGATTATTAATGGCGCAAAGACTGAAAAACGTCAGTTCAAACCGGAAGAAGCCGAGGAACTTGGAACAAATCAGCAGCGCAGAGCGGAAATTGATCTCGAAATCGAAGAGCATGAGGTTATGAATCGTCAGCAAGGTAAAAGACATCAGCCTGTAACGAATGAGAGATTCTCATTGCGTCGGGCGATTGCGAACATGGTGGATGGATACAAACAAAACGATGCTGACGCAAGCGTTATTGACGCAGCTACCGCATTGCATAATTCATCAGGAGCGCAGATATCTGACAAACGCAGTATTGTCGTTCCAGTAAACATGGAGAAACGTGCTGCTTTTACCGCTGCTACCGAAGCAGCTACAGGCGTTATCATCGACGAAGAACAACAGGAAATGTTACTTCCATTGCAATCGGCACTAGTGTTGGCCCGTGCAGGAGCTCGTTTTATGACAGGTCTGCAAGGCAATATCTATTGGCCACAGTTTTCAGGGGCTAACGTGTTTTGGGAAGGGGAAAACAGTGCCGCAAAAGATGGTGCTGGTAACTTTACTAAAGGAGAAATATTCAAACCTCTTCGTTTGACGGCTTATGTCGATATCTCCAAACAGTTACTCGTTCAGGAGAATGCGTCTGTTGAGGCTTATATCCGCCAAGCTATTGCTGTAGCTATTGCGCAAAAGATTGAGCAAACAGCATTCAGTAAAAACAAGGGTGTAGAGAACACTCCGGATGGAATGTTCCACACTCTTAGTGGTACCGTAAAAGGGGATATTAACTGGGCACAAATCGTTGCAATGGAGACGAATGCAGACACACAGAACGCTTTGTTCGGTAATCTCGCCTATGTCCTTCATCCGTCGCTCATCGGTAAGGCAAAAACGAAGGTGAAAGACGCATCAGGAGCCGGCGGCTTTATTTTCTCGGGCAATGGTGACGGACAACTTAATGGATACAAAGCGTTGCGCACTAATAACTTGCCAAAAGAACTAGGAGAAGCTACAGACGAATTCGGTGCTGTATTTGGTAATTGGGCTGATTACTTCTTAGGCCAGTGGGGAGGCATTGAATTGTTGGTCGATCCGTATACGCAAGCGCTCAATGGTACCGTAAGACTCATCACCAACTCATATTGGAACATGGGCTTTATTCGTAAAGAGTCATTCTGTATCGCATCCATGAAGTAATATGGCATACGTGACCTTAGATATGGCAAAAAGGCACTTGAATATAGAGCCCTCATATACGGATGAAGATCCGTATATAGAGACTCTTATCACTGTAGCTGAAGAAAAAACTGCGAAGGAGCTTTGTGTGTCAGTGGAAGAACTTGCTACCATTGACGGTGGTAAGAATATCCCGGCACCGCTGGTTCAGGCGATGTTGCTGTGTCTTGGTGCTTATTATGCAAATCGGGAAAATACGGCGTATGCCACTCTAAAGGAAATTTCTCAAGGGGCAAAATACTTAGTTGATCTTTATAGAGACTATTCAAAATGAGAGCAGGATTATTACGCGAATTACTTGTATTCAAATCTCCGGTTGAAACGCAGAGTCCTACAGGGGCAGTGAAGAAAGAGTATAAAGAAGTGTTTAAATGTCGGGCATGTAGAAAGAAGATGTCTCTTATTGCAGACAGGGACGGGGTTAGTGCAATGGAGCAATTTATCGGGCATACACTCGTTTTTCAGGTACGTAATTATCCGGCAATCAAAGAGAATCTCCATGTTACTTACAATGGCAATGAGTATAATCTCAAAATGGTTAATCCTCAAATAAACGATAATAGTCTGCTATTAACTCTTGAAAAAATTGATACATGATCGAGATTAAACAAATAGATCGGGAAAACATTCAGTACCTCGTAGACAATTTAGAGGACTTCGAAAAGGACAAGGCTATAAAGAGTGGTCTTCGATCTGCAGTTAATGTTTTCAGAGTTAAAGGTAGAGCTAATCTCCGGTCTCGTCTTCTTTACCACGGTAAACAGACCAACCACTTGATGAACTCGTTTACAAACCGAGTTAAACGGAATAAACTAGGAGCACTCGCGGGCTTTGATCGTCCAGGTGGTAATCATTCTCACTTGGTGGACTCCGGAACAAAAATTAGAAGAACAAAGAGTGGTGCGAATCGAGGTATTATGCCAGCTAATCGTTTTTGGTCAGATACAAAAGTGAGTGAAGAGGGTAGGGCTATGAGTGCACTCTATCAAGGTGTCCAAAGAGCCGTTCAACGAATAAATAACAGAAGCTAATGAATAAATTGGCAATTACAACCGAGATTAGAAGCATTTTACTTGATTCAGAAGAGATCACCTCTCTGATAGGAAAGAAAATATTTCCTGTCGTTGCTCCATTGAAAACAGAAGGTGATTTCATCATTTATCAGCGTGATGGTTACAAACAAGAATATACTAAAATGGGCGTTGCCCGGCAAATTCCTACTGTATTTGTAAATGCTGTTAGTGATGATTATGATCGCAGCCTACAGTTGGCTTCTCTAATATATGAGGCTTTAGAAGGTCAATTTTCTAACCCGGATATGACTATACACTTGGAAGACTCTACGGAGGATTATTCAGAAGGAAAATACTTTCAGGTGCTTCAATTTTCAGTAGAGTAAAAATGAAACGTAAAACTAAAATTTTAAATAGTATGGCAGCAGTTAAACATGATTCAAGTAAAGACCTCGTAAGAGGTCAGTTATTCCTTTTCCTTGGTGAAAATCCGGTAGCGTTCGCATCCAGTTGTTCCCTGGAAGTGTCAGTTGAGGAGATTGATATTTCCAATAAAATGTGCGGCGATTGGTCTGCATCATTACCAGGAAAGAAAAGTTTCACTATCAGTAGTGAATCATTGCTTACCCGATTAGAAGGGGCAACCAGTTACGACGAACTACTGAAGCATGTAGATACGGGTGAAACATTCCAGTTTGTAGTCGGTGAGTCAACCATTACTGATAAAACCAACGTTGGTGGTAGTTTCGCAATTGATACTACCAAACCTAATTACAAAGGTGAGATTATGCTAACCTCTTTGTCACTAAAGAGCGATAACGGGCAGATTGCAACATGTTCTGCATCTTTTAAAGGAGTTGGTGCTTTGCAAAAGGTTGAAGCCGTTCCAGGAGCATAATAAGCAATAAGTAAACAAGTACGAAGGCGGTCAGATGATGGCTGCCTTTTTTTATTCAAAAAATCAAAGTAACTATGGGCATATTCATAATATCAGTCATTGTCGTATTTGTGCTGTTTGTTGTAGCAGCAGTTATAAATAGTAGATGCCATCGTCCGGGACCTCCCATAACGATAAATGCCCCTGCTTCTAAAAAGAGATTCAGGCTAGACATGAGGATAAAGATAAATATGAAATCAGTTATACGATGGGAACAACTTCGGAAAAAGTCTTTTTCCCAGATGGACTACACTGACAAAGATGATGTAGATGCACTATTGTACACTACAACCATCTGCAACATTGCTGGTGTAATGTATGCATTTGAGGTATTCCGGCATACGCTTGCCAATGAGAAGATAGCCCATGAAATGATTTCAGTATTAGAACGGGAAACAGCAGTTTTAAGCCAATTCCAGACAAAACAGGAAACATCTGATCTAGGTAGTACCGAGGTCACTCCTGGTATGATTGGCGAATTGATTGCAACGCTCATCATGTCAGGATTAGACGCGCATTACGCATTGGAAGAAATGGAATTATGTGATCTGCCTTTATATATCGAAGCATATGAGCGTAAAAAGAAAGAGCAAATGGAGAGTGATCGCCTCTGGACTTATCTGAATATCCTCCCTCATGTTGATGGCAAGAAGTTGCCGAGTGCCCGGGATCTATATTCATTCCCCTGGGAGGAGATGGAGGATATGAAAGAAGCTGAAAGAGCATTGGCGGAAGATGCAGAAACCTTTGAAATATTTATGAATAACGGAATAAATAATTGTAAGTAAAGATATTATGGCAGGACGTTTAAGCTTTAGTATAGCGATCAATCTCTTGACGGAAAACTTCAAGAGAGGTTCAAATCAAGTGAAAGCTGCATTCAGATCAATGCAGATGCAGTTTCTTACTTTTGCTGCAGCTCTGGGGGCCGGTGGCTTAGGTTTGAGTAATTTCGTTTCTCGGCTCATTGAAGTAGCCCGTGAAACTAATAGAGTGACTACCGCACTAAAGAATGTATCCGGTAGTATGTCACAATATGCCGACAATCAGCGGTATTTACTGGACTTGGCAAAGAAGTATGGACTAGAGATTAACGCTTTGACGGCTAACTATGCCAAGTTTACGGCTGCTGCATCCATCTCCGGTATGTCAATGATGGATCAGCGGAAAGTATTCGAATCTGTTTCCCGCGCTTGTACAGCCTTTGGGATGAGCGCAGACGATAGTAATGGGGTTATGCTTGCACTTTCTCAAATGATGAGTAAAGGCAAGATTAGTTCCGAGGAATTACGTCTACAGATGGGAGAACGTCTTCCGGTTGCATTACAGGCGATGGCAAAAGCTGCGGGTGTCTCTGTTGCCGGACTTGACAAGCTGATGAAGCAGGGTAAGCTAATGAGTAAAGACGTGCTTCCTAAGTTCGCAGAAGCACTCAACGAGATGATTCCTAATGTTGATACTGACAACTTGGAAACATCCGTAAATCGCCTGAAAAACGCTTTTACAGATTTTACTAATAGCACAGGAATACAGGACCTTTACAAACAGATTGTTGATGGAACTACAAAAGCGGTTCAGTATGTACAGAAGAACTTGAAAACTTTACTTATGTGGATTGTATCTGCTGTTTCTGGTTATATTGGAGGTAAAGTATTTGGTTATATAACTGCTGAATTTGCTAAGATGCAAAGGGCGGCATTAGTTGCCGCTAAAAAGATGGCCAAGGAAGCGGGACAAGCATTCGATGAAGCTGGATTCAGAGCAAATCGTTTTTATAATTCGGCTGTTGCGGGAGCCGCAAAACTTAACATAGCTTTGAAGTCTGCTGTAAAATCGTTGGCTCCAATGATGATAATCGCTGGCATTACACAGGTAATTCAAGTTATCAGCGCATGGAGAGATAGACAGAAAGAAGTTAATGAAAAATATCAGGAATATCAGAAAGGTGCTCAAAAGGCAGGTGCTGGAAATTATGCAGAGGTTATAAAACTTACTCAATTAAGAAATATAATAAACGACACAAATAACTCATATAAAACTCGTGTCGGTGCTCTAAACCAACTGAACACACTTCTTGGAACAGCATTCTCTATTGACAGTAAAACATTAAAAGTTAATGGTGATATCAATAAGGCTATACAGCAACGTGTAGCATTAATGAGAAATACAGCTTTAGCGGATTATTATACAAATCAATATACGCAATCATTGCAAGAACGCAAAGAACTGACAAAGCGAAAACAGGAAGTTGTAGATAAATACAATGCAAGGAACTCTGATAGCCCCATAGATGTAAACGCGACATCATATGATTATGATTCTTTTGTCAAAACGTCAAAAGATATATTGCCGTTTAAAGAGCTTGAGCTTATAACTAAAGATTTAAACAATACTAATAAAATTTTAGTTGATGCAGATAAAAACTCAAAAGCATATGCTGCTTTAGTTGCTAAGGAGGAAATAAAAAATACTCCTATCACTGATCCCGATGATAGTAAAAAGAAAAAAACTCCTCTACAAAAAGAGCAGGAATCTTTCAATAAACAACTCGAAGAATTAAAAGCCGAACTAGAAATAGGAAAGATTACTCAAGCTGAATATAACAAGAATCTTGGTGAATTGAACATAAAGATGTATGCTCAAGCTAAAGGAACAGGTAATAAAAAAGTTCTTGAAAGCGAGTATCTGAAAGCCAGAAAGGAAGCAGCAGAGGCTGCTATAAAGAATCAAGATAAGAATGCTGCTCTTGTTGAATTTGAAAAGGTTCAGAAAGACTATAACGCAAAGGTAAAAGAAGCCCAAGTGCAGCAAGCTAAGGGCTTAATGTCTCAAAAGGATTTGAACAGCAATATTGTGTCCCTTTCGATCGAAGCAGCCAAATCCGCTGCTGGCATCAAAGGTATCGGAGATGAGGCTGATGTGTTTATCACAGCTATGCAGTTAAATGCCAAACTCCTTTCATCATCCACTAAGGTAAAACCGCGTGATACTACTTTCGACTACAAAAAGACAAAGGTAGACATTAAATCCGAAGAG